CACTCGACGAAGATGGAAGGCTGAATATAAATGAGGCACTGCCCGTTTCAAGAGATTCTGCGTTCGACCTAAATTTTGAGTGATGTACGTAGACAGAGACACGCGCGGAAAGTATTCCATTATGGACCTGAGAGAAGGGGAACTGATGCTCATACATGAGGCCCTTTGTGCCTACGTCCAAGCGAATATGGGGAACATTGGCATATATAATGCTGGCCGCATACGAGATTTCGACCAACAGATAAAACGGATAAAGGATGGAAACGAAAAGAAGATGGACTTCCGAAGAAGCTGCCTATGTCCAAACAAACTTCGGAAAGAAGACGTTTGAGGATATGGCGAAAGAGCTTGGCCGCACGCCCATGTCAGTGCGACAGTTCACCATCCGTAAAAGGATGACCGTCGGTCGTACCGTGAAGCGCAACATTTTACAAGAACTACTGAAAACTGCATTCAAGCATCCGGACGATTTCCGTCCTAGCAAAACATTCTACAAGGAAACTGGCATTGGACAGAAGCGGTTCAGGGCCCTCTATTACGGGCATAAGGCTGTAACACAAAAAGAATACTATGCTGTGGCGGACTACTTGGGCGTAACACGTGAAGAAGCCTTCGCATCGAGGCAGCTCAATCTGTTTGAGGAGGAGAATCCATGATAGACAAACTATTTATTGACAAAGTCAAATCGGCATTGAATATCGTAAATGTAGTGGAATCGTTTACGAATTTGCAAAAAGCTGGCATCAATTATAAGGGCATCTGCCCATTCCACAACGACAGCCATCCGTCAATGGTAGTCAGTCCTGTAAAGCAGACATGTCACTGTTTCGTGTGTGGTGCAGGCGGGGATGTAATTGAATTTGTAAAGCAGCACTTAAACCTAACTTTCCCCGAGGCCCTACGCTGGTGTGCGAATCTCGCAAACATCGAGTTTCCCGAAAAAGAAATGACCTCAGAAGAGGAGCAGCGTTACCGTCTTCGTGAATCCAACTTCATCGCAATAGAGGCGGCAGCCAAGTTCTATCGTGATCATCTGTCGCACGCTTCCGACTTCCTTTCGAAGCGAGGATATAAGCCAACAGACAAGGCCATCGAAGCTTTTGGAGTGGGCTATGCCCCAAAGGGAAATGTGGCCATGAAACAACTAACCTCTGCAGGCTATTCTGCCGCTCGTCTGAAAGACGTGGGCGTCATCGCTACATCGGCCGAAGGCTATGATTACGATTTCTTCAACGACCGTTTGGTTTTCCCATTCTATGATCTGCAGGGCCACATCGTGGGCTTTTCAGGTAGGATGGTGACACCGCGTGAGAATACGGGCAAATATATAAACACGGGCGAAACGGCCTTATTCACAAAGGGTAAGCACCTGTTCGGGCTCTATCAGGCACGCAAAGCCATTGGCAAGAAAGGTTTCGTGTATTTGGTTGAAGGTCAGTTTGACGTGCTATCGCTCCACGCCTCGGGCGTAGAGAATGTCATTGCGGGCAGTGGCACGGCCTTCACCGACGAGCAAGTGAGGCTGATAACGCGCTTCACCCAGCAGGTGGTTATGGTATACGACGCCGACCCGGCAGGCATTAAGGCTGCGCTCAAGAACTGTGAGCTGCTGCTTAAGGCTGGTGTTAACGTCAAGGGCGTCCGTTTGCCTAAAGGAAAAGACCCGGACGATTTCGCTCGCGAGAACAAGGCGCAAACTGAAAAGCTGTTGAAAGACAAGACGGAAACTTTTCCAAAACTGTTTAAAAAACTGCTGCTTCAGCGGGGCGAGAATGCTCCTGACGTGATAAATGATGTGCTAAATGACATTGCATCGTTGGTGTCCAACGTGCAGGATGCCACCCTGAGAATGGGTTATATGAAAGAGCTGGCCAAGGATTTCGAAATGAAGCTCGACCTTATTGACCGCAAGGTGCGCGACTTGCGAAGGAATGTTGCCGACGTTGCTGAGAAGGCTGTGATGCAGCCAGGCTTGTTTGGCATGGACATGCTGCAGGAAAATGTGGAAAAAGACAAGCCAGCCTTGCTCACTTCCATATTCCAAAACTTCCTTGACAAGTATGGAGACGAACCGATTATCTATGTCTCCGGAGTGCCAGCACAAACAGACATTCAAGAGCTTCGCAAGGTATACAGCTACTTCGTGGCAGATGCGGAGGGCTGCAACATTAGGGATAATGGTGAAGAGGGAAATTACCTACGTGCACTTCGCGAAATATATTGTGGCGGCGTTACCAACCTGTCTCTATCGAGAGGTGAATTCAACGAGCCTTTCATCAATTTCTATATTAGGATTCATGGTGCGTTCCTGGATGGTTTTCTGGGCGACAAGGTGCCGGTTATTGCCCGATGCATTGAATTGACCAGTTACGCGGAAGAGTCAGTAGTTACCATCAATAAGAATTCTTATTGCGCCCAGCTGGGCATAACGAAAGGGCAGTTCGACGAGATCAGGAAACCGTTCGCAGCCAAGCGGAAAGCAACTATTGCAATCAACATGCAGGGCGACAGCCTTGGCACGGACGATTTCGACCCAGACAATCTTCCAAAATATGTGGAAGACAGCGAGGAATATTCCAGCATGTTTCGCGAATGTAAGTATTTCCCTCGATTGAATAAGAAGGGTGAGCCCGTATGTTACATGTTCCAAAACAAGAACGGCAGTGGGTTCACACAAGTTGGCGACTTTTTTATGACACCACTGCTGCATATCTATAGCGACGACTACGAGCAGAACAAACGCGTATTACGCATCAACCGCAGGTATTACCCAACACCGTTGTATATCGAGGTTACTTCTAAGATGCTCTTGAAGAAGTCGTCGATAGAGGAGGTGCTGATTAACCTCGAGGCGGTGAACTTCACCAATGGCGAGGAACAGCACTGGACGAAGATACGCGAATACATGAGCCGGCACTTCGTAATGTGCTCCGAGGTTCAGGTTTACGGAAACCAACAAGAGGAGGGGACTAGCCGAAAGACGGACGGAATGTTCTTCGCCTTCTCCAATGGAATTTTCCACATGATAGATGACAAGCCTACATTCAGCCCGATAGACGAGTTGGGCGTCGTAGCGCACAATAAGAAGAATTATTACCTCCCTGCCTTTTCCACCATCTACGCAGGCAGTGGCCGTCAATCGGATAAGTACGAACTCATTTCCCAATTGGTTTACAAAGAAGTGCCTGAAGAGAAGAAAGTTTCATTCGAGAAGTGGGCCGACTTAATGAACCAGGTCTACAAGATCAACGACAACGGCAAGTGGGCCATCCTTTATGCAATCATGTGCGCATTCCGCAGTAATATCCACTGCATCGACAGGTTGTTTACCGCCCCATTCTTCATGGGTCCGATGTCGTCGGGAAAGACGCAGATAGGCATATCCATCCGCTCGCTGTTTATCTCGCCCACCGTGCCCATATTCAATCTTAACACGGGTACAGACGCGGCCATGTCTACCATCATGGGCACATTCCGCGATGTACCGGTTGTTCTCGACGAATATAACAACAAGGACATCTCCAACGTGAAGTTCCAGGCACTGAAAGGCATCGTGTACGATGGCGACGGCAAACAAAAACGTCGTGGAGTATCGGGCAGAGAAATTGAGAATGATAAGGTGTATGCACCGGTGGTAATCTGTGGTCAAGAAACACCACAACGCGACGATAACGCCCTGATGAGCCGCGTCATAATCTGCGAGGTACCGAAACCGAAGAACCGCACGCCGGAAGAGACAAGGCTGTTCGAAGAACTGAAACGCATTGAAGACCCCAACAAGGTGGGATTGTCCAACGTTCTGCTCGACATACTGGCACTGCGTCCGCAGGTGATGGATCACTTCCGCCAGTTGAAGCAAGAGGCTTACGAGGAGCTGAAGCAGGATGTGGTAAACTCGGGTGAGCGCGACCGCCTTATGAAGACCGTTAGCCTGTTTCTCGGCATGCTCAAACTTATTGAGAGGCATACCGACCTGATGCTGCCTTTCACTTACGAAGAATTCTTCAAGATTGCTCAGGAGAAGATCGAGTTCCAACTGTCACTCATTCGCAGCACGGACAAGTTAGCCATGTTCTTCAATGCCATGGATGTAATGATAGATACGAAGGCTGTTGTCGAAGGCCGCGACTTCCGCATCGAGCAGCCTACGAAGGTTACCGGCACGGATGCACAGGGAAACAAGAGGACATTCACGTTCGAACCGGACACCCAGGTGATGTTCATTCGCCTCTCGGCCATCTTCAGTTATTTCGAAAAGGCAGGCATGAACACCGAGAATACCACACTCTCTACGCTCGAGCAGAACCTTCGCTCACATCCATCATATATAGGTACGGTTTCGTCGCATAGGTTTGAGTGGAAGGAGACTATCGAGGTGGCGCGCAACGATGCAGAGGAAACCATGGTGAAGCTGCGCAAATCTAAATCGAAGATGACAAGTGCCATTATTGTCAATTACGACCTCTTCAAGATGATGTACAACCTGGATTTTCGTCGCGACCCTACATTCACGGAAACCGCTGCTGCACCCCAAGAGGAAGACGACAGCAATAAGCCATTCTAATTATTCTAGCCATCACACTGCAAGCAAGGATAGTTCCTGTTGGGAGCTATCCTTTTTCTATGGCGCCATAACGTTGGGTAAGCATCCTCCTAACGTTGGGTAAGCATCCTCCTAACGTTGGGTAAGCATTTCATTATAAACCTGTCTATTTATCATAATAGAGAAAAAGAGTATACCACCCCAATTTACATACAAAGTTATGAAATAGCCTTGCCATTTCAGCAGGAAAAACAAACATCACGCCAATTTCCTATTTTACTCATTTCATCTCGACAAAAACCCCCGAACCCCCAAATTTGTCAAAAGCAAAGAAAAACATCCTTTTCGCGGAGATTTTTTCAAAAAACCGCGTCCTACAATCCTACATTCCTACAATTCTACTTCATTATTATTTATAGCTTATATGTATGTATCTATATATCAGCGTATTATGTTGTTTTTTGTTCTTTCGTGATTTTTGTAGGTTTGTAGGTCGGTGTAGGAAATTGTAGGAAATGGCACTTTTGAATAAAATTTGACGGCCGAAAGTATGAAACCTACAAAAGGCCATTTTGTAGGTCGTGTAGGACGTGTTTTTTAGGTGTTGTAGGTTGATTTTTGCATGTAATAATTTGCGTATTCCGCTGATTATTAGTATCTTTGTAAGAGTCTGCGTCCCAATTGTAGGATTGTAGGATTGTAGGAACACAAAATCATCAAAATGCTCATGGAAAAACAAAAACGCTACTTAAAAAGGGTAATTTCGATTAAAATCGAAGATTATCTGGCCGAGTACATTACGGCCAAATTCAAAAAAAACGAAATGCATGGTGGAATCGAAATTCCATCGAGTAATGATTTGTACTATTGCCTCTGGTATCACATGGCAAAGCCAACCGACAAGAGTCGACCAAGTGATGAAGGCAACCTTCGAATAGCATTGCCATGTAGGCGAAGTGGTTCACCTGAAGGACCGTGGAAAGATCCAGCCTATTACAACCACATTTCCCAGGCTGGTGTGCGTGAGGTGGAAGCCTGTATCCGGCTTCAGTTCAATTTCGAACTTCATCGCGCTTTGTTGGAGAATGAAGAGTTTGGACATGAGAGGCGCAATCTCGATGTCATCTACGAGTTCATTCGAACTTATGGACTTAAGTCTATATCGTCTGATGCACTGTTGAAGAATTACTATCGTTATCGTTCTCGAATCAGAGCTAAGAGATCTCGTGGCTATAAAAGAAAGCAAAATTAACAAATATTAATACATACCGATTTCCCCTTTTTGTCACTCAAAAAAAACGACACCATCATGAAAGAGTTCACATCCCTCATTACAGTAGAGCCGACTAACGATGCGGTGAGTAAAAAATATGCCTTCTATGCGGACCATTTCGAATTCATTCCGACCGCAACCGAAGATGACAACGGGCTGCTTTGGCAATGCGACAAAACATTCGTTATTGATATGCCTCCGCTAGAAATAGCCAAAGTATTCGCCATTGCGCGCTCAGCCATCGTCACGCTGCATGTGGCCAAAGGTCAGCCCGTGCAGATTGGCACAGCCACCTTTCCCGCACGTGTGCGCATCTCGCGTCACCTAAACCGCGCCCACCTGATAATCATATCTAAAATGCCCGTTGACCCCTTCGGATAGTCTTTTGTAACACATATATATAGGAGTAGTTTTGCGATAAAAAGAAACGTTCATGAACGAACTACAGCAACTACTTCTATCGGGCAAACCACTCCATATCACAACTGACGGATTCCGCCAGGCCATGTTGACCGCCTTCCCATTGTCTGGGAAAGTGGAAAAACCCGAAGTTCGAAATACCCTCGGACTGTTATCTACAGACCAACTCGCCTACTTGGCGGATCACACTTGGTACCAACTGGAGACACATGAGGCTTTAAAGAAACAGCTAGAGGCAATAAGACAGGATAACTCTCAGCCAGCCGTTACCCTCACTGATGAGTATGCCAATGAGGAGATTCCAGAGAACTCCATCGCATACCATCGTGTGTGGGGAACGGTCATGTCGGACGCTTATTGGTTCTTTTCTTCAAAACAATTGGCGGCCGACCTGATGGCGGCCGAAGCCAACCCACAAATCACCTGCCACTTCCTACACGTGAACTCACCCGGAGGAGACGCATGGTTTCTCGACCGACTTGACGAAACCCTGCGCGCCTGCACAAAACCCATCATCACCCTTTACGAACACCTGTGTTGCTCGGCCGGCTACTACATCGCCTGCCACGGCAACCGCGTGTATGCCTTGACTGCGAACGATTATGTTGGCTGTATAGGTACGATGTGCAGTTTCTACGATTTTCAACCATACTTTGAAAAGTTGGGTATCAAGCTTATCGAGGCGAAGGCCGATAAATCGGATTTGAAAAACAAGACTTTCGACGATTTGCGTCAAGGAAAACCTGAGCAGTATGTCGACGATTTTCTCAATCCACTCAACGAACAGTTCCTGGCATGCGTACGTTCCATGCGTTCGGGACTTGCCGAACTCGGTGACGACGCTCCCGTACTTCGTGGCGAAACTTATCTCACGGCTGAAGCAGTAACCACAGGGTTGTGTGACGGTACGCGCACATTCGCAGAAGCCGTTGCCGAAGCTGTCGTCATGGGGGCGGAGTATACAGAGGCGGAGAAGACAAAACGCTCTATATATAATATGTTATAATCAAAAAAAATTAAGTTTATGAATTTCAAAGAAAAGTTCATGTCCGTGATTGAACTTCTGCACCTTAAGCAGAAGATCGACGACAAGAAGCCATTCACAAAGGAAGAGTTTAATTCCATCGTGGCAGAATACCAGAAAAAGTACCAAACTACGCTCAAGGACGACCTCGAGGCCGAGGAAAAATCAAAAAAGGATGATGAGCAGCAAGCGGAAATGCAGGCGATGCTTAACAGTATTCAGCAAGCGCTCAACACCATCAATCCCACGGCTGAACCGAAACAGGCCGAAAAGCAGGACGCAACCTTAGCATCCATTCTCGAGAGCCTTAACGGCATTCGTGAAGACTTCAAGGCACTCGCCGCTACTCCTGCAACCGACACCCCAAATCAGACGGTAACCGTATCGCCCGTTTCTATCAACGGTTTTGGAAATACACCGCAATATCTCTTTGGTGTTGAACATCCCATGTTTTCAATGGAGAAAAGGTGGAACAAAATTGCAGCTAACCCACGTGCGGCGTCTGCACTTCCCGAAGTAGACGAACAGATGGACGGCGTAGCTTTCCACAAGGCTGCATGCGCCTACGCGAAGACGCTCAAAGAACGTTACCAATTCTTGCAAGAGAATAAGATGCTTGATGCGCGCGCTCTCTCCGAGGGCAAGTATGCCACCAACTATGGAGGCGTTAATGACGCCGGACTTGGCGATCAGTTCGTCGTTCTTCGCCAAGACGCCATCATTGCCCGCGTGTTGGAAAAGCGAGACCTTACCCAATTTTTCCCTGTGCAATATGGAATTCAAGACCGTGGCCTTATCTTCAACGCCTTCTTTGACGAGGTGTCTCAGGCTTATCAGTCTGGCGAGACATTCAAGGGCGGCATGAAGATTGAGAACCAAATGGGCTACGTTGACGATTCCATGATTAAGATTGAATGGGGTCCGATGAAGGAACTTGAAAGGAAGTATATCGGCTACCTTAACAAGGAAGGATCCGACCCAATTAAGTGGAACATGATAGAGTACCAGTTGCTCAACACTTTGCTCAACGCTCAAACAGAGCAGAGTAAGCGTCGTATGCACGGTATCTACGTGAAGCCCGAAAAAGGAGTAGCTGGCTCATATCGCAATGCGGGCACAGGCTTGCTCTACACGCTGTTGCGCTATGTTCACCAGTACGACATTAAACCGCACGCCGATGCTGCATACCGTTCGTACACGCAGGCTACGATGCTCTCGGCCGTACAGGAGTTCGTAGCGGATGTCACTTCTAGTGTGACCGAAGACATGGATCTCGACAACCATTGCCTGTACCTTAACAGTGCCCATCAAAGTTGGTGGATTAAGAACGTGCGTTCCACTTATGGTAAGGATACGGATTTTGCCGGTCCCATGGGTGCGTTGAATATAGTTCCAGATACCACGGTGAAGATTATTTGGTTGCCCTACCTGGGCCAGTTACCCTTCATGATGATGCACGAACCAGGTAATATTCTCTTTTTGGAATATCTACCAGGTGAGATGCTTGCCGTCAAGATGCAAGAACAAATGGAGCAGGTGCGTGCATGGAGCACGTGGAAAGAGGGCTGTTCGGCCACCTTCACCGGCCGCCGTTTCTCCACTAAGAAGGAGATGGACGACAATCACTACGAGTGGCAGCAAATCTTCATCAACCTGTTCGCCGCCACCATCGTCGACAAGGTGGACGGGGCGCAGGGCTTCTGGCACGTAACGGGTGAAACCACCACGAAAGACACTTATACCGACATTGCCAACGCCAAGGCTGGAGTGGCCTACTGCATCGAGGCCGGTGTGGAGAGCCACATGCCCAAGGTGGAGAAGTCGGGTAAGTTCGCCAACATCAAGTCTGCATTCACAGCTACCGCCGTAGGAGATTACCTCATGGTGATTTTGGACAAGGACGGGAATTTCCGCGAATTGGAACGTTGTGTGGGAGGTAAGCGCACCATCAACACCGAGTTGCAGCCCAATGTACCAGGTGGTCGTTAAGCTATTTTTGAGCCATTCTTATTAATAATATGTGTTTAATCCCTGGGGAAGCCGCTATGGCGGTTTCCCCTAAAAACAACCCAAAGAAAATGAAAAGAAATAACATACAAGCTCGACATCGAGCAACGGCCAAGGGTAATCAGTATGCCAATCGCCAAGTGCGTCGCCTTTTCTCCATCGTATTTGCCATTTTCGGCCTCGCCCTTCTGTTGGGCGCACTCGTCGACCACTCCCTGGCTTGCGCAGGTGGCACGGGCCTTACGCTCGCCTCGATGCTCGCCATAGGCAATATTGATGACGTGAGCGACAAGGATACCCACGGCTCCGATATCTCCTACATCGTATATCTCATCTCGGTGGAGCAGATAGACCGAACTAAGCCTTTTCCACAGCCTAACGCACAGCGCGAAGTCTCGCCATTGCCGCTCCTAGTAGGACAATCTCCACACTATTTCGAGGCGCATGACATTCCGACATTTACGGCCACTACTGAAAAAGGTGACATAACCACGACTGGCGAAAACGTCTTTACCATGATTATGGGTGGAGCGCGCGATGTGCTATACAATTTTATAGAGCAATACTCGGGTGGTAAGTTTGTGCTGTTGTTCAAGCACGTCAAGAATCCACAATGGTATATCGTGGGAGAATTGGAGCGTCCGCTTATCCTCAATTCTACAGAAACCAAGGACGATAAGGACGGCCGATACACCACATTCACCTTCAAGAGGCCATCGGTAGACTTGCCGTTGAAGTATGCCGGCAATCCGGCTATGGCGGCAGCGCAACCCATTGCGCCTGATGCCAAGACGGTAGCCATAAAGCCTACGGCCAATAGCTACACCATCGCTAACGGTACCACCGCAGGCGCAGTTATTGACAAAGTTTCAGGACTTACTGCAGCAGACAAGGGGCGATACATAACCCTGTTGGGAGCTGGTACGGACAAGCCTGCTACCATTGCCGACAGTTTGGTATTCGTACTTGAAGACGCTGCCACCTGGACGGCCAAGGAAGGTGCGGCTATCACATTCCGGGTCCTCGACGCCAACACGCTCGTAGAAGTGTCGCGTACTGCTTAGATCAGAATGAGGGCGAGCGATGACTTTTGTCGCTCGCTCTCTATTTTTTTCAAACCAAATTAAAATGACAAGACATGCAAGAAGTAAAAAACAAACTGGCCATGTTCAATGCGCTGCGTTGTGACGATTCTGCAGCGGCTGACCTGAAATTGCTCGCAGAACGATACCCGCAACATCCTGAAATGGCTCGGTTTACGTTTAGTCCAAAGCGTAATGCCGACGATATTCTCTTTGCCCTGCTCGATCACGCCACCGAAGATGAGATCCTTGAAAATCGAATGGAGAACGGCCATGGGGAAATAGACGAGAATGATGGCACGTCCGAAACGAACACTGAAGATGACACGCTGCTTAATGGTGACGATGACCATACTCAAACTGAAGGTGAAGGCGAGCAAACCGCCGATGGGAACAATGATGAAACCAGCGATGGGCAGCCTTCGGACATTGGAAATGAAACTGAGGGAGAAGGTGGCAATGACAACATGTCCATGGAAACGGGTGGCGAAGAACCAGCTGCCATCACAGACGTTGAAGGTGAAAACGAACAAGCAGCCGAATTTCAGGACGTTTCGCAGGATAAAGCTCCAAAAGAAAAAGACGCAAAAAAAAAGTAACCCTGCAAAAGGAGCAGGAATACCCACGCATTGATTGGCAGAACCTCGCTGACCCTGACGTGCAGACAGCCACTATCCTTTACAATGACCGTATCAACACCTGGCGTGAGATGAAGCGGCTAGATGAAGTGTTGGATACTGAACCGACGCCGCAGGCAGTTGCAGACATGGCTGAAATGCGCATACGTAACAATCAGGCGTTTGCCGAGTTGCAATCGTTGAATGACACGGGCCGCTTCCTCAATAAGCATCCGCTTTTGGCCGAACGCTCGGAAGCGGCCCGCCTGCTGAAACTATTTAGGCACGACCCTGCCGAATTCTTGCGACTTCACAAGAACACGCTCGACAATATCAAGCGTTATAAGTCTTACCTTAAGCGGGCAGACCGCAAGGACCGGCGAACTGCCGACAAGGCAAATTTGGAGCGGCATAAAGACCGTGAGCGCCTATTCGAAATGATAATGGAACAAAACAGCAAATAATAGCATGAAAACAATAGAAGTATTTAATCTCGGCGGACTTCCAACCGCACCCTTAGATGCGTTTAACGAACTTCAGGAGGACTTTAAGAAATCAGATTCCGACAAATTATCAAAGCTACAGATGCTGATAATAACGCGCGGGTTCAAATATTCGTTCAAGGTGTGGAAGGACGAGAATGGAAAGCTATGGATTATCGATGCGCACCAGCGAAAAAAGGCTTTGACCGCCCTACGTAAGTCTGGTTTTGAAATACCCGAAATTCCTTACGAGGAAATACAAGCCGTCGACAGGCGTGAGGCAGTGGAAGAAATAGCCGCCTATAACTCCGAGTTTGCACAAAAGAATCCCGACACTATTTTGTTCGAAAAATACAAGATAGGCGGTGATACACTAGAACTGTTCAACCTTGGTTACGAAGTGAAAAAGCACGATTTCAAGGTGGATGCAGACAATATGTTCGGCCAAGAAAAAGAAGTGGCAGAAATTAAGGAAGACGAAGCCCTAGTCGATGCGGACATGGCCGACGACAAGTGCTTCGCCAAGCCAGGTGACCTTTTCCTCCTTGGCGAGAATAGATTGCTGTGCGGTGATTGTCGCTCGAAGAAAGATGTGGTAACCCTGATGGGTGGCCGCTGCGCGGACATGATCCTGACCGACCCTCCATATAATGTGGCATACGAAGGGGGCACTGAAGAGAAAATGAAGATTGAAAACGACTCGATGGAAAATGACTTATTCGCACAGTTCCTCAAGTCGGTATTCGAGAACATGTATGCTGTACTAAAGCCGGGTGGCTCATTCTACGTTTTTCATGCCGATTCGGAAGGTGAGAACTTCCGTAAGGCCATTCGTGAGGCGAACTTCAAAATAGCCCAGTGTTGCGTTTGGGTGAAAGATACGCTGGTCATGGGGCGGCAAGACTATCAATGGCAGCATGAACCATGTCTGTATGGCTGGAAACTCGGTGCTGCACACTATTGGAACTCGAACCGGAAGCAGACGACGATATGGAGATTCGACAAACCGCGCGCGAACCGTATCCATCCGACGATGAAACCTGTGGCGTTAATGGCTTATCCCATTTGTAACAGCACGAGGAATGGAGAGATTGTTGTCGACCTTTTCTCAGGCTCGGGTTCGACGATAATGGCATGTCAGCAGACCGACAGGCTCGGCTATGCCATGGAGATTGATCCCAAGTATGTGGCCGCGTCGGTTCTAAGGTTTAAGACGATGTTTCCCCAAACCACCATACGGTTGGAACGGGATGGGATTCTTTTGAGTTCGGAAGAAACAGCTAACGTAATTGGAAATGCAGGATGAACTTTCAAAATCAGGCTACACCCTGTCGGAAGAATATATACCACAGGTGCGCACGTTCGGGGCGTTAGGCTACACCCCAGAGCGCATTTGTAAACTGTTGGGGTTAAGGGAAAACAAGCGTGTAGAACTTCTCCTGCGGATGGGAATAACCGGTGACACCTATTGTGAAGCTTACAGGCAGGGCAAGGCACTAGGCGAATATAATATCGACGCCGAGCTGGCCAAGAAGGCGGAGGATGGAGACATTGAATCCATCAAACTGTTGGAGGCTCGTAAGAATGAGCGTGTTGAAAAAGACTTACGCAATGAATTATTTGGAATATGAAGAGCAAGATAGACAGATTGGATGCGATACATCCTGATCTTATATCCGCATTCCTTACAGGCGGAAAGGGCGATGGTATTCCTATTGACATACAAATATTTCTAAAGCAACTGCAATGGGCGGCCGAAATATACGAGTATGAGCGGAATATCACCCGCGCAGCGCGGAAACTGCGTCTACGCATCAATGCCGAGCAGGGCGAGAGGATAGAAGATCGCACGTGCATGTCACGGATATACCAGGCGATAAACTATTTCAACGTCGACTGCAATGTGCCTATAAAGGTATGGGAGAACAATTTCGCCAACAAGTACGAGGACTTGGCTAAGATATGTGCAGTTCAGCGTGATTACAAGTCGCAAAAGGCTTGCTACGATGCAGCCTTGGAGTGTCGCCGACGTGCGTCGGAAGTAGCGGAAGCGGATAGAGGCTTAGGCGTGACCTTCATTCTCTCGCCCGAGATAACGGCCGAAGAGATGGGATTTGCCAAGCGTAACCTTAAGGAGATTGCAGCCAAGCACAATCGCGGGTTCTATATCAATTTGATAGAAAACTTGCCGTTGGAAAAGGCCGAGAAGAAGCGTCTCTTGCGTGATGCAGATATTGATGATGCTGAAATAATACAGGAAATTGACAATGATTGAACAACACGATGACCTCGCCGCAGAGTTCGAACTCTATTACATGAATAGCGTGCAGATGCTGGCCAGCATTATCGATCCCAATATGCTGTATGCGGAATGGGGACGGGCCACGGGCAAGACTGAGGGCGTGATGGGGCCGCGCCTGATACGTGTGGCCAACGACATGCCGGGCGAATTGTCTTTCCTCGTGCATAAGACATACGTGGCTTTGATGACCAACGTATGGCCGAACATCCAGGCATACTTTTCTCGCCCGGTAATCGTAAACGGCCGTCAGCGTGCGATGCTGGAATATGGCGTGGATTACGTCGTTGGCGAAACGCGGCTGCCTTCACATTTCCGATTGCCACGCTATCCTGTTTCTTACGCCAAACACTCGGTCATTTTTCGAAACGGCGCACATCTGCAATTGGTGAGCAGCGACCAGCCCGAGAGTGTGGCCGGACGAAACGCCGTGCATGCCTTCATCGAGGAGATGAAGCACAACTCGGGCGAGAAACTCAAGTCACGCTTGTTCCCGTCGCTGCGTGGCGGCTCGGCCGAGATACGCAAGTCGGCCTATTATGAGGGTGTGACTGGCGTGAGTGACACGGCGCGCGTGGACCTGGGCGAGGACGATTGGTTTGAGGATTACGAACAGGGAATGAACCGTGAACTGATTGAGGAGATAGCATCCGTGTCGTTGGCCGTGAACAAGTCGCTCTATCGGCAGTTCGTCTTAAACCGAGAATTGCGTGAAACGAAGGATCCTGTTTCCATGGAAAAGATTAGGTTGGAACAACAGCAGTTGGCTGCCTTTCTTGCGCGATGGAAACCGCGACTGGCCGACATGCGTCGCAATGCCGTATATTATATCCGCGCTTCGAGTTTTCGTAACAAGGATATCTTAGGTCCGAAGTTCTTCAAGACGCAGCTCGACACGTTAAATATGGACGAGTTCCTTACTGCCATCTGTGGTGTCCGACATAAGGAGGTGACCAATAAGTTCTTCGCGGCATACGATAAAGCAAGACATCAGTTTAAAGACAGCTATATTTATGACGCGATCCTTAGTCACGACCTTAAGGATAAGTTTTTGCTTACAGCCAGGTATTTGCGACATTATGACCGCCGTGAACCGCTGTATGTGGGATACGACCCAGGGGCGTTCTCTTCCATGATTGTTGGGCAGAAAAAAGACTTTGGAAGACAGTTGGACATCATCAAGGAATTCTGGGCATATTACCCTGAAGAGCAAGAGAGTTTGGCGCAACAGTTCTACCAGTTCTTCGGGGCTGATGCGGTGAACAAGGTGGTGCACCTTTATCCCGACCGTGCAGGTAACAAGCGGCGTGAAGAACTGGAACAGATTACCACGGATAGTCGTGCGTTGAAGGCTGCGCTTGAGGGGTATGGTTTTTCGGTTATACTCCATAATGAGGGAGCGGCCACCATATATCATTGGCAGCAGTTCAAGCTTTGCATGATGCTCTTTGGCGAACAGCGTAATTTCTTGCCTCGTGTGCGCATCGACGAGAACGAATGCAAGAACTTGTGCAGCGCAATTTTGATTAGCCCGCTTGTTAAAAAGGGCAACTCAATAGAACTGGACAAGAGTTCCGAAAAAAAAGAGCCGCTGAAAAGACAGGCAGGCCTGACAACACAATTGCCTAGTGCCATGATATACCTGCTTTATGGTCTTTATGGTGACATTGCCAAAAGTGATTTGAGTACATTCCCAACCGATTTACCAGATAACACCGCCATTTGATGGCGCACCGACGAGCGTTAAGCCAGAGTTATACTCGCAAAAAGGGTATAAACGGTGGCTTAACGCTTTTTTCGTATTGGAAAGGGGGTAATTTGGAGCGAATAAGTGAACGTGGAGCAAGCAATAATTTTGCTGCGCGGGGCAATATCGAACATCTTTTACACGACTGTAAAACCTAACTTGTTGTGTTTCAACGGCAAAGTAAACGACCAAATAAAAAACGAAAATGACAAAAGGGGAAAAACACCACGCACCGCTGAGTTTGCCATTTTCGGTGCACCCCCCAAAAAAAATCGGAAATCTGAGGGGAGGGGGTAGGGGCGGTCCTTTGCGCGCATGCGTTCATACGTTACTTTTGCGGCATGAACACAAGTTTCGAGATGCTTGGTACCGATGCACTGCAATGGGCAAGGGAGATTAGCAAGCTGCCCGAGGGGCACTTCACGCTGTGCTTCTTTCCATACAGCCGTAGCCGTGGCAAGGCGGGGGCGAGGCTGGTGGTGAAAGAAAGGTGCAAGTGGCGCACGCAACTTCCCGACGAACGCTTTGCCGCTTCCGCTGAGAACTATTTGCTCTTCAGCGACTCCGAAGGCAATCCGAAAATGTGTTATCGTATATTGGTGCGATATATGGCTTTTCCCAACGATGGATATAAACTTCACAAGATAAACTGGTTATGACAGATAATATCGAACTTTACGGCAACGCCGGCCTTTACGTCAATGACGGCAATGCCATCTCTTTCCAAGTGGGTGAAGGTGAACAGCTTTTCTCACTTCCATCTATTGCCGTTGCCGATGTTGAGCATCTGCCGTACAACGAGAAAGTATGGTTGGGCGTGAACGGCTACCAAGTGTGTGCCCGAGGACGTAACAACGCACAATGCGAAGACGTGGCGAGGGAGATAAAGCGGAACCGCATATTGCCACGCTTATATCGCAAGCAGGTTAAGATGCTCTATGGCCATGGGCCAATGACCTATCGTTATGCAATGAGAGGGGGAAAGTTGCGCCGCGAATATGTGAGTGTACCGGAGGTGGATAATTGGTTGAACTCATGGCAGGGCAATGGAATGGCCAGCGTTCAAGAATTTAGTAAGGCCTGCATCATCAATTATTATTACTTCGGCGACTTCTTCGTTAAGTGGAGGTTCGCGCGGGGCAAGCGATTGGGCATGATGCCCGTGGCTGGTCTTGAAGCGATGGAAAATACGCAATGTCGACTGGCCACCACACATCAGGATATGGCGCGAGAACTGATACAATATTCGGACTTCCGTCACGTAGCCGTTGGTCGTTGGGCATACGGAATCGGCTCTTATAGGATATATCCGAAGTTCAACCTTTCAGAAGTCGATAACTACCAGTTTGCCGCCATTTCCCATCATAGGGAGACCTCGATAGATGAGTTCTATGGAACCAATGAAACTCATCAAGGCTCGCGCCCCTACATTCAGGGTAGCAACAAAACGCCAATATATATCAATTCGTTCTTGCGAAATTCCCTTGCTGCAAAGATACACATCATCATTCCTAACGCTTGGGTGGAAAGCAAGCGTAATCAGATACAGAGATTATGTGAAGAGAATAAGACACGCAAGGCGAAAAAGCAAGAGTTGATAAGATACAACGGGATAGATATCGGTACAGAAATGCATGAGAGCGTGCTTGTGCAATATATCCGCGAAGAGTTGCGCAAGTTCAGTTGTTACCTTAGTGGAGAACATAATCAAGGTAAGGCCTACTCCACATTCTCGTTTACGGATGCGCAAGGGCATGAGCAGCAATGGAAGATTGAGACAGTGGACTTACGTTATAAGGAATATATCGATGCACTGATTGCCTACGACAAGCGAGCCGAGCAGGCTCTTTTGGCGAGCGTAGGGCTTGACGCCTCCATATCGGCCATCGATAAGGAGGGTGTAATCAGCAAGTCGGGCAGTGATGCCTACTACAACTACCTCATATATATAATGTCTCTTACCCCAGAAGACGAAATATGCAGCGAACCTCTAAACTGGGCCTTGCAAGTGAACTTTCCACAGCTATATGCAAATGGTCTGCGGATAGGTTTCTACCGAGAGGTCCCACAACGCCAGGAAGATATCGCTCCGAAAGACAGACTTAACAACCAGCAATCATGAATGTAATAGAAGAACTATTTGGTAACTTGGCCACTTTTGTTGAATATGCCCCTGGGGTAGACACCAATAAGGCCATGGTCGACTATCTGCCTTCGGCAAGGTCGGCGCGCAAGAACATCGAGTCGATAATATCGTCTGCCGTGTATGTAGCTATTGTTAAAAGTCAACAGGGCGATATGCTCGATGCGCTAAGGGCTGCCATGGCAAATCGGACGTTGGCTGCTCAACTGGTCTTCGATTCGATTTCGCGGCGTAAAGCGGGGACAGACATATATAAGTACGAAATAGAGGGCATGCAACGCGCTTACATGGAGAACTATTTCGCCGCGATGGACCATCTCATCCAACAACTGATGCAGGGTGAGCTTAAGGAAGGCTCGCCGGCAAAACTATGGAAAAGTGCGCGATATTCTCGACTGCTCGACGAATGCCAGCTACGTTCGGCCGACGAATTCGACTTGATATATCCTATCGACCTGTCTTATCTCTTTTTCTTTAGAACCGTACCGCTACAGAAAGAATGCCTGGATGAACGCTTAGCCGCTTACTTCGCTAAGGCCAAGGATAAGGAAAGCGTGTTGCCCATGCTGCGTCTCGCCCTGGCGAAGCGGACGGTGGCCAAGGCGTTAAGGCGGTTTGACATGCTTGAGTTCCCGCCCACGATACGTAACCTCTTCGCCGACAATAAGGCGGCACGGCAAGGACCGGACGAACACGGCAATGCCGAGAAGTTGGCAGCGTCGCTTGAAGCGGAAGCGGACAATCTGCTGGCCGATGCGGACTTATTGTTGGATGAACGCACCGTGGACGCTTGTTCATATTCACGGTATAACGATTCGTCGGATTTAATTGTGATGGCTCCATGAAAGAGATTATTAAACTCACGTGTCGTGGAATGAGCCTTGCTGTTCCCAATACCTGGGAAAAATTGTCACAGGAACTTTTTGTACGACTAGTTTCACACCTTGCACAAATGCAAGCAGGAAAGTTGTCGCCAGGGGAGGTCGGAGTGCGCTACGTTTGTGACGCCATTGGATGTGACTGGCGTAGGCTGCGCAACGAGAATGCCATTGCAAACCTGGTATGCATCGCTGAACGATTGACATTCATCTTTCGAATGCAATACCCCGACAATGATGCTATATTGGCTCATCTACCTGCCAATGAGCGGAGGATGTGCCAATATACGGATCCTTTCCGGCTTTCGCTGCCCATCGCACGTAAGCTGCGTACCATGGATTATCAATATGTTCTCAACCTTTGTTTCTGTGCGCAATTGATACCCATAGTGCGGGTGGATAAGCTGGAATATGCTGGCTACACAGTGAACACGGCCTACGATAGCTTGACTTGCTCATTGACCGCCCTGCAATATATCGAGGCGCGCTCCTTGTTGAAAAGTAAGACCGATGCGCTACCACTCTTGGCAGCCATTCTCTATTTTCCTGGCACATATAATTCGGAGGAGGCGCATGCACTGGCTACGGCCTTCTCCCAATTGCCACAAGAACTGTTGGCAGCCATTTCGTTGAATTTTCAGGCTTTTAACACCTATCTCTTCACTAAAACCGAGTTCGCACTGTTGACCAAGTTTGTCGAAAAGCCTGAGCATTCCATCACCACAGATGCAGCTGATGCGTTATACGATTTGTCGGCCGATGGACTTGGTGACGCTACGGCCGTGGAGCAGCTTAACGTGCTTACCTACCTCCGTATTTTACGCAAAAAAACGATTGAATCGGTGCGCACGCTACATGGCATGGACTACGATGTAGCTAAGATTAGTACAGAAACAGGACTGCCAATTGATGTCATAAATGAAATAATATGATTGCCGACCTCTTCCTTTATTTTGCAAAATTCCCGAACAAACGGGGGATACGCTCAATGGCCACACTGGGCAAGAGCGAGTTTGTTGAATACGCCCAAATGCTGGATGCACTTGAACAGCTTCCTGACGAAGCGCGCGTCCCTGAAATTGACCACTACGTGTATGGGCAGACTTTTGACGAATTGAAATCGCTGGTTGAACGACTGACGGGTAGCTTTCTCTTCGTCGATTATGGTGAGTTCGATTTCGGAGACGATGGACGGCGGTCATATCATTGCACCCAGCGTCTGGCCATTACAGTCGCGTTGAAGTATTCAGACCATGCCGACCCAATGGAGCACGTCATTATCTCCGACCGGACTCTGAAATTGCTCACGGCTGTCCATGCTTGGATGATGGCAGATGCTGAGAGGGGAGAACTCAATTGGCTCTCTCGCGACTCACTTGCCCATGCCGAGATCATACCGTTTGTTGCTTCGGAACTAAAGGCATCAGGATGGACACTAATGCTCAACGCCACAGCACCCGACACGCTCGGAACACACGCCCTTAAGCGGTCCTTTGAGGTTCGCTTATAATAGCGTAATTTTGCGATATCAAAAAACGAGATAACATGAAAAGACTACCAATGATATCAATCGTATCACTGCCACTATCCATCGTGGCAGATTTCTCCCGATACCTGTACCAGGACTGGGAGTTCGCTAAGTGGATTGCCGTGGCCGTGGCCGTGGACACAGTGCTGGGCATTGTGAAGCACCTGATGCACAAGGATGCGTCGAGTAGCTCGTTCTTCTCGAAGTTCGGGAAAAAAATAGGCATCTACATCGTGCTACTTATCCTCTCGAATGCCTTATCCAACTACACCGTGCAGGGCAGCGTAGTAGGCGCGACTCAGTGGATCGGTACTTACCTGTGCGTGTTCATGATGGTGCGCGAGGCCTTCTCGTGCGTGGAGAATATCCAAGCCATCTATCCGATATTGCCCCCGTCGTTCGTTAAGAGATTCAAAGACTTCAACGACCGTGGCGAATATACCTCCGAACCTCAATAAACTCCGACAATCATGGCTACACAACAACAGGTTGATTTTGCACGCGAGATTTACCAAGCGGCTAAAAAGGCTACCGATATCGCACCCGAATTCGTTACGGCGCAAGCCATCCTTGAAAGCGGATGGGGAAAGAGCCGTGTGGGACGGTTCAACCTTTTCGGAATAACGAGAGGCTCGAACTGGAAAGGTAAGACGGTTCTGGTGCTCACTCACGAATACTTTGACACGCCCAATAAACAATTCATTGCGCCTGAACGGGTCGTTTCCGTGGCCAAATGTAAGACAGGTAACCGCTGGTATTACACCGTTTATCGACTTTTCAAGGACTTCAATTCATTGGAAGAATGTCTAGAAGAGCACACGCGGCTATTGCAGAAGCCAGGTTATGTCGATGCATGGCCTTATCGGCACGATGCCCTCGAGTTTGCGAAGCGTATCTGTGACGGTCTAGGAAGCAAGTACGCCACCGCCCCGAGTTATCTTGCCCAGATGGTAGGTCTGATTAAAATGGTAAGTCGTATATGTCGATAACGAACAAGCTGGCAACAATATTAGTGGTTGGACGTGTGTTGGCCCTAGCTTCCGCATTAGCTTGGGCATACCATTTGAAGCGCGAGAATGGTCGACTGGAACAGAACCAGGCCTTACTGCTCAAGGGTGAACAAGTTCGAATGGAACATAAGCGAACTAAGGATGGGCGGAATGCTATGGCCATCGAGGCATTGACGCTTCGTGTAAGTGAATTGTCTAGGTCGGGTGACTCACTGTTGAATGTGACGCATACGTTGGGCATACGCAATCGGCGGTTGGAAGAGATGGCACGTGCAGCTTATCGTACGGAAACGCCCATCCGTACAGTTGTTCGCGATAGTGTCGTTAGGCTAATTCCCGGGCGCACGGACACCTTGCCATGCCTCACGTATCATGACCCTTGGCTGTCTTTCTCTGGCTGTCTGCGATCCGATAGTTTTATTGGTCAGATTCACTGCGTGGATACACTCGACATTGTAGTTCATCGCATACCACGCCGTTTCCTTTTTTTTCGCTGGGGCTGTAAGGCCGTGAAGATGGAGGCGGTTGGTAGAAATCCACATACGCATCTTACATATCTGAAATATGTGAGATTCACGAAATAGGTTAGAGATTATGTATAAATGGTTTTCATATTAGTTTTAGGTTAGTAAGCTTTTTGTTTGAAGGCCGATGCAGTGATGCATCGGTCTTTTGTGCTAATAAATATTAAAACAGAAAAAACATACATATCATTTAAGAAGGGAAAGAAATAAAAAAATGATTAAAATTAACGAAATTAAGAATAGGGATTCAAAAAATATTGTTATCGAATTTGATGGAAATAAAGAAGAACTACGTAAATTTGAGAATT